CGGGGGCGGGGGCGGTGTGATCAATGCGATCGCCGCGGGCGGCGGTGGCGGGGCGGGCTCGCCTGTCGAGCGCGTGGGCAATCCCATCGCGGCAGCGTACACGTTCGTCCTCGGCGCCGCTGGCGCAGGGGGATCGACGGCCGGGGGAGCCGGGGGCAACGGGGGGGACTCGACATTCAGCGCAGGCGGCGTCACGGTAACCGCACCAGGCGGCACAGGCGGATCGGGCGATGCAGCCGGGACGGCGGGGGCCACAAGCAGGAGCCGCCGTGGCGGAACCGGCGGAGTGCTCTCTACGAATGGCACCACGAACGGCGGCGGGGCTCCCGGGCACCCGTCCATCATGGTGCGGATCAACGCCCTGGACGTCATGGCGATCAGCGGTGCGGGCGGCAGCTCATCCATCGGCGGCGGCGGCCTCGGGCATTCGACCCCAGGCGCGACAAGCGCGGCAGGGAACGCAGCCACGGGGCCGGCCGCGGGCGGCGGCGGCGCCATCGACGACGGCACGGCGGCCCGTGCGGGCGGCGCGGGCGGCGATGGTTACGGCATCCTGGAGGAATTCAGCTAGTCGCAGGTCGCGACACAGAGCGCCGGGACCAGCGACTGGGCCTGGCCGCTGTAGATGCGCACCACGCAGTCGACGGCAGGCTTCAGGGAGCCGTCTACGTTGAAATATTGGCAGGTCGCGGTCGCCTCGCCCGGGCAGAGCTGCCCTCCCAGCGTGCCCTCACAGACAGGGACCGACAGGTTGTCGCCACAGCCACACGCTACAAGCACCATCAGAATGAACGTCTTCATATCCAGATGATACACACGATACAGATGACACGCTACAATTGATTGTGGACACAGCGCATTAGAAACGCCCGTGCCGTTGCGTGCCCAAGCCGCAGCGATCCACGGTTCAAATTCCCCTCGTCGGTGGCCTCGACACCAAGACCGCGCCCGACCTGGTGCAGCCGGGGAGCTTCCTCGAGGTCGAAAACTGCTGGCGCGACCGCACTGGCGAATTCCGCAAGCGGTTCGGCTCGGCGGTGCTGCCCACTGCGACGGTGGAGGGGGCTGTCACGCCGACGGTGCTCGGTCCGCAGTTCTTGGCGAAGATCCGCAACGGCCTGTTTCGGATAGACGCGGGGCGCGCTGGCGATACGGCTGATCTGGCGGCCTTCTCGGCCAGCGCTCAGAAGTGGGCGCCGATGTACGAGGGCGACCAGGAAGCATCAATGCTGCCGGCGACCATCGCGGCGATCCCGTCTCAACTTGACCGGTCTCTCCCGGACAGCGCCTCGGCCGGAGGGTTCTCGCTGGTCGTGCACGAGAAGGAAAGCGGGTCGAACACCATCGAGGCTGTGATCGTCGACTCGGCCACGGGCAACATGGTCGGAGCGCCTCGCTCTATCGGGTCGATTTACCAGCGCCCCCGTTGCGCGGCGGCCGGTGGATACCTGTGCCTGTTCTACATCGACACGACAAACCGGTGGCTGGTCGTCGACGTGTGGAATACGGCCGCGCTTCCGCAGTTCCCAACGAACTACCAGATCGCCACCAACGTCACGGCGGCTGAGCCGTACTTTGATGTGATTCCTCGGCCCGGGGCGTCGACGATCCAGATCGCCTACCTGAACAACGCCGCCTCGATCACCGGGCGAGAGTTCAACCCAGCAACCGGCGCCACTGTCGCAACCGCGACGTTCGGCGCGGCGACCAACGCCGACCAGTGCCTGGCGTGGATGGACGATGCGACCGCGTCGGGCAGCTACTACCTGATCACCGCCGGCAGCGTCGGTGGCGTCGTGGTGCGCACCCTGTCGACGGCCTTTGCGGTCACCGCCACGCAGACGTGCGATGCCACCGCAACGGCGAACGTGCGCAACGTGACCGGGTTCTTCATCGCGGGCGGTGACAAACGCATCTACTGGGAGCAGGCCGCGTCCCCAACGTACAATTCGCTGGTCAAGTGCTGCTCTATCGTTGCCGGTGTCGCCACGGTGGTAACGGCGATCCGCGGGGTTTGCCTCGGGTCGAAGGTCTTCCTTCGGGGGCCGAGCACCGATCGCTACGTCCTGCTGACCTACGATTCGTTGCTTCAGCCGGTGCACGTGGTGGCCTACCTCGGCGCTCTGCCGAACCCTGGCGCGACTCCGGTACTGATCGGGAAGATATTCCCCGGAGAGGGGGGCGGGCGGACCGCGCGCCAGGGCGCCCTCCCGTCCGTTTCGCTGCTGACCGGCTCGGGCACGGCGCTCGCGACCTATGCCGTGGCGCTGCCGCGCTCGATCGCCGTCACCACCGTCGGCGGCGTCTCGCTTCAGGTGCGGAACACGCAGCTGATGAAGCTGGATTTCGCGCAAGCCGACCTTGGCCCGCCGATCGAGGTGGCGGGCGTGATGCTGATGCCTGGCGGCGTCCTGCGCCAGTACGACGGGGGGCCTTACGTCTGGGCCAGCAATCCGGAGTTGCTGCCGGAGGCGCTCACGTCCACGCCGGCCACGGGCGGCGGGGCCCTGACGCTGCTGGGGATCTACCGGTGGGTGGCGGTGTACAAGTACATCGACGGCGCCGGCCGGGTGCACTGGTCCGCGCCATCCGCAGTCATCGCGTCGACGCTGACCGGGACGCAAAACCAGAGCGCCATCACCGTCCCGGCGCTCCGGATCGATCTGCGGACCGACACCAACACGTCGCTGAATGCACTGGCTATGGTGTCCGTTGCGCTCTATCGCACCGTCGCCAGCGGGACCGTCTTCTACAAGGTCGCCGAGGCCGCCAACGTCCTGGCCGCCGACACCGTCTCGTTCACCGATCAGCTTGCGGACAGCGCGATCACGTCGAGAGAGTACATCTACACGACGGGAGGAGAGCTGCCCAACTTCGACGCGCCCGCCCTATCGTGCATCGTCGAGTACAAGGGCCGCATCGTCGGGATCCGGGCCGAGGATCGGCGCAGTGTCTGGTACTCGAAGCTGATCCGGAACGGCGTGTTCCCCGGCTTTCACCCTACGTTCACGTTGACCTTCGACGCCTTCGACGGCGACCTGACCGCCCTGGGCGTGCTCGACGACAAGATGATTTTCTTCAAGCGCTCGACCATCTACGCGCTGTCTGGCGATGGCCCCGACGACCGCGGGGTGGGCGGGTTCAACGACCCCGCCCAGGTCACGAACAGCCAGGGGACGATCAACCCGCGGTCCGTTCTGCAGGACCCAGATGGCCTCTGTTTCGAAGGCGCGCGCGGGATCTGGCAGCTCAAGCGCTCGGGCGAACTCTCGTTCATTGGCGCCCCCGTGCAGGCCTACTTCACCGGTGGTGGGCGGGACATCACCGCGGCCGTGCTGCTCTCTGACTACTCGCAGCTCCGCTTCTTCACCGCGGCGGGCCGCACCTTCGTCTGGGACTACCTTCAGCACCAGTGGTACACGTTCACGGGACAGCCCGCGGGCGCGGCGGTGGCGATCGGCTCGACGATCTACTGGTCGCACCCGACCACCGGCGTGGTCAGCTACGAGACGATCGGCGCGTACGGCGACAACGGCGTGGGCTACGCGCAACGGGTCGTTCCCCCGTGGCTGTCGCTGGCGGGGCTGGCTGGCGCCGAGCGCGTGAAGCGCCTGGCGCTCATCGGCGAGAACGTTGGCACCCACGCCGTCAAGGTCTCGACGTACCTGAACTTCAACGAATCGGCGCCGGCCTTCACGCCCAAGACGCTGTCGGGCGCCTCGGCGTGGCCTGAATCGGAATGGCGATGCGACGTCCAGCGGTGCACGTCGGCGAAGTTCGCGATCGAAGAGTCGGCCGCCAACACGGGCGCCGGGTTCCGTCTGTCCGCCGCGACGCTTGACGTGGCCGTGCAACAGCGCCTGCGCCGACTCCCGTCCGCCAACCGCGGGACGTAGTTGTTGGACACCGCGTCCGTTAATTCGCCGCGGCACCGAGAAACGGCCGTGCCCGTTCATGGGCTTTTGGGACACCGTCGGAAAGATCGGAAAGGTCGCACTTGAAACCAACCCGGTGACGGCGCTGCCGACGTGGGTAGGGGAGACCGCCACTGGCGGCAGGGGCGCAGAGGCCACGGCGGATGTCGTAGGCGACGCATGGGACACGCTGAACGGGGCGGGCGATCACCCTCCGGCGCTGCCTCCCCCTGGGTCGAACGCGCCGCCCGCGTTGCCTCCGCCTGCTGACCCGTCCGCCGTGAATCAGGACACGGCCGCGTCTCGCGCTCTGCTCGCGCAGCTGCTTGGCCAGTACGGCAATTACCAGGGAGTGGCCGCACCGACCGCGGGCTATGCCACCGCGGCTCCGGCGTCGACGGCGCAGGGCTCGACGGCGCAGGCGGCCAGCTGGGCGCCTGTCGTGACGGCGCAGGGCGGACAGATTGGCCAGGCGGCCTCGGTGGCGCCAATGTCCTTCGGCGGGCCGATGTCGGCTGGCGCGTCCAGCTCCGGATCGGCTGCCCAGGCGCTGGCGGCGCTTGCCGATCCGGCGACGACCTACGCGGGCGCCACGATCGACAAGACGGACAGCAACGAGGTGCGCGCGCGCCAGCTGTCCCTCGCCGACGCGCTGACCAGCGTGATGAACGGTGGCGGTCCGCAGAGCCCGGCGGCGGCGCAACTGCAAATGGGCCTCGATCAGGCGCTGCAGCAGCAGGCCGCCATGGCCGCGAGCTCGCGCGGGCAGAACGTCGGGCTCGGGCAGTACAACGCCGCGATCCAGGGCGGACAACTCGCGGGGCAGGCCAATCAGCAGGCGGCCCTGCTCAAGGCGCAGGAGACCGCCCAGGCGCGCGCCCAGCTCGCCGGCCTCCTGAACGACACGCGCGGCCAGGACATCGGCCTTGCATCGAACCAGGCGGGACTCACGAACCAGGCCGGCATGTTCTCGGCTGGCGAGGTCAACAAGGGCAACCAGTTCAACGCCGGCCAGAAGAACAACGTCGGCATGTTCAACGCCGACCAGCAGAACCAGAACCAGCGCCTCGATGCGCAGCTGGGCACGCAGGCGTCGATCGCCAACATGACCAGCGGCAATCAATACAACGCGCAGATGAACGCCCTGGCCCAGGCCCTGGCGATCCAGAACGGGCAGTGGAGCCAGGACACCAGCCTGGCCAACGCACAGCTGGGCCAGCAGAACAACCAGTTCAACGCCGGCCAGTCGAACAGCTACAACCAGGCGCTGGCGCTGGCGCTGCAGCAGAACAATCAGTTCAACGCAACCCAGGACCAGCAGAACAGCCAGTTCAACACGGGCCAGTCGAACACCTACAACATGAACCAGGCCCAGCTCAACCAGGGCGTGAACCTGGCGAACCTGGGTTCGGCGCTGGGCACGAACCAGCTCAACCAGACGGGGCAAAACAACATCCTCGCGGCGCTGATGACCGGCAACGGGCAACTGCTGGGGGCGGACGCATCGATCTACGGGACCCAGACTGGTGCGAATACCCAGATGGGCATCGCCCAGATGAACGACAGCCTGCAGAGGTACCTGCAGCAGCAGAAGATCGACCAGGAAAACAACTTCAGCACCAAGGATCTGATCAACACGATCATCGGCGGTGGTAGTACCTTGCTGAAGTTTGCCTAGGGCCTGAGCGGTCGTTCAGCCTTGCAGCCGCCCGGGCGCCCGGTGCACGCTTGGCGCATGCGAAAGTTCATTGGCGGCGTTCTGCTGGGGTGCATCGTATCGGCCGGGATCGCCATCGCCCAGGTCCACGTGCGCGGATACACGCGCTCGAACGGGACCTATGTGGCGCCGCACGTTCGTAGCTCGCCCAACGGAACGACCGCCGACAACTGGGGCGCGAATGGCAATGTCACCCCGTACGAAGGGATCGCGCCAGCCACCGCAGCCTCTACCTCGATCGCCGAGAACAATGCGATCCTGGCCGCCGCAGCGGGTCCGTCGGCGCCTCCTTCCAGCCCCTGTGCGACGACTCCGGTTAGATATTCGGTCTGCGATCCCGATACCGGCAAGTGCTGGATAGAGGCGAACTTCCTGACCAAGACCGGATGTGAGTCATATTTGGCGATGCAGGGCGCATGGTGCCATGACGAGCCCGGCAAGATCATCTGCGACCGCACACAAAAGCGCCTCGGCCGCCGCAGCTGCTCGGAGTAGCAGCCGCCCGAGAAACGTCGGTGCCGGGGTGTGCACACCGACCCCGTTACGGGCCAGATGGTCGCGGACCCCGGCGATAGCCTCGCCCCGGGAATCACGCCAGGACAGGTAGCCTCCACCGAGACCGAGGGCACCAGCACGTCCCGCGGCGGACTCGCGCCCGCTGCCCAGGCGCGTCTCGACGCAGGGCGGGCCATCGATGCGACCGCCGCAACGGGGATGGTCGACGCCGTCGCCAAGGCTGGTGCGCTGGCAGAAGAGCGCGCTCGAATCGAGCAGGAAAAGGCGAACCGCGAAGCCGCCGTCACCGCCGAGTACAACAACCGGCGGTTGCAGGCGTTGGACGCCGCCGACAAGGACATCCAGGCCGCTCGCGCAGCCCACAAGCAGGCCTTCGACGACTACCGCAAGATGGGCGTTGGCGATTTCTTCTCGGACAAGGACCCGGCGACCGGCAAGGAAACCCGCAACACGGGGCGCATGGTGCTGGCCGCGATCACGGTGGGGCTCGGCGGGTTGATGCAGCGGTCGAACGGCGGCCGAAACACCGCCCTCGAAGCGCTCAACAAGACGATGGACGACTACTTCGCCCGCGAGCGCGAGAAGATCCTAAAGGCGCGTGACGTCGCGGCCGAGGCGAAGGGCAATATCGGCGACGTGGCGCAGAACCAGGTTGCCGCGCTGAAGGCTCTCGATATCAAGGAGGCTGCCGCGCGGTCGAACGTGGCCGACGAGATGAAAGTCCGGCTGGCGGCGTTCGGTGTACCCCAGGCTCAGATCGACACCAACCGGGCCGTGCTCGAGCAGCAGCAGAAGGCCGCCGAGAAGCTGCAGAAGGTGGACGACTCGGAACGCACGCACATCGTCTCGACGCACACGCGCGCGCTGCAGCAGCCGGGCACGGGCCAGGTGTTCGGCCCTGGCGGCAAGCCGCTCGTCGACGTGGGCGACAAGGTGAAGGCGAAGGACATCAACGCCGTCATCGCGAACGCCCGCGAGATGGCCCAGTCGATCAAGGAACTGGCCGAACTGGACAAGAAGGGCGTGTCCATGCCGCTGGTCGGAGAGACGGCCCAGCGTCGCGAGTCCCTGCGATCGTCCATCCTGCTCAAGGCGAAGGAGCAGGCGAAGCTGGGCGCGCTGTCGGGCGGCGACATGTCGATCATGGAGAGCCAGCTTGGCGGAAAGCTGTCCGACGCAACGGGGGCTGGCCGGGGCGCTCGCCTTGACGAGATGGCGAAGCTCCTGGATCGCGGGACCACCGCGTACCTCGACAGCCAGGGCCTTGCGGGCGCCCAGGTGCTGGAGAGCGTCGGCGTGACGCCCAAGGCGAAGCCGGCCGCTGCGCCGGCTGCCGCTGCGACCCCCACCAAGGCGCCTGCTTCCGGCGGTGGCCTGTCATCCGCCGATCGCGCCAAGCTGCTGCTCCACCTGAAGCGCAACCCGAACGATCCGCGCGCGCCGGACATCCGCGCGGCGCTGGGGATGTGACGTGGACGCGATCGACGAGATCCTGTCGAAGGTGAAGCCGGCCGCTGCGCCCAGTGGCGACAGCATCGACGCGATCCTGGCCAAGGCGCGGCCCAAGGAGCCCTTCGACGCCATCGTTGCGCGCACGCCCGGGCCGGCAGAGGCACCGCAGGGACGCCAGTACACGTCGGCGCCGATCGATGCCCTGCACGAGCAGATCGCGGCGCTGCAGGCCGACGAGCAGCGGCGCGCTACCGATCCGTCCCTGGCTGGGCGCTTCAAGCGCGGGTTCGGCAACGCAGCGGCGACGTTCGCTGGCGGCGCACACGCCGTCGCCGAGACCGCGGCGCACCCGATCGACACGATCACCAGCGGCCCGCGGCGGCGCCAGTTCGTTCGTGGGGTCGACGACATGCTGACCCTCGGTCACGGCCAGCGCCTCGCCGCCCGCGTCGGCAACGCACTGGGCGACACGCCCGATGTGGCGATCGGCCCCGAGACGTTCGGCGGCGGAATCGCTGGCAGCGGCGGGATGCCGGTGCCCAACACGCAGGCTGGCGATCAGGCAGTCGCGCCCGAGTTCCGCCAGCTGGGAAACGTTGCTGGCGTCGTCGGCCCGGGGCTGGGTCGCGCTGCGGCTGGAACGCTGGCCGAAGCGCTCGGGCGGCGCGCGCTGGCAACCGGCGCCGCCCCTGGCGTCGTCGGCAACCTCGCTGCGCGTGCGTCCACGGCGCCGCTGGGCGGCCTGGGGGAAGTCTTGGCCAACGCCGGCCAGCAGGCCGCGGGACGGCTGATCCCCGGCCTGGGCGCGGCGCCTGGGGCGGTGCGGGGCATGCTCGGCTATCAGCTCTCGGCGCCTGCTGCTGCTGGCCTGTCCGCCGATGCCGAAGGGGATCGCGTCGGCGCGGCCCTGGATGCTGCAACCGATCCGTTCGGCAACCTGGTAGCGGGTGGGCTCGGTGCAGCGATCGGTGGCGCGCCCGATCGCGTCGCCAACCGGATCGTCAAGGACGTTCCGCACGGCGAGGCCACCGCGAAGCTGTCCACCGCCAAGAAGTTCGAGGCGCGGATCGGCCCGGACGGCGAGTTCCTGCAGAACATGCTGGACCGCGATCCGAAGCTGGAACGCCAGCTGGCGATCAGCGCGAAGAGCAACCCCAAGAAGGTCGCCGAAACAGCGCAAGGCCGCATCGAGCGGTACGACGCCGCGAACGATCGGCTGTACGACAAGATCGACAACGCGCCCGATCGCCGGTTTGTGAGCGGGCCTGACGTCGGGCGGCCGATCGGCGGCATCGACGTGCACGCGATCGACCAGGCGCTGGCCAAGCTCGAGGCGACCGCCAAGGACAAGATGCAGCTGGGTCAGACCGGCCCCGTCGCCAAGGTCCGCGCCGCGCTGGCCGAGGCGTACGGCGAGGTCATGGAAGACGGCTCGAAGAAGGTTGTCCCCGGCACCGTGAAGCCGTCCCGCGACGTGCGCAGCTTTGCCAGCAACGATATCGGGAAGGTCGCCTTCGCTGGCGATCCGAACATCGATCCTCCGGAGCGCATCCGGGCGCAACAGCGGATGTACCGCGCCGTCACCGACGTGATCGAGGACGCCGCCAAGGGCCGGCTGTCCCCGGGCGAAGTCGCGAAGCTGAAGACGGCAAACCGCGACCTGTCGATCCTGGTGCCGATGCGAGACGCCCTGAAGGAACGGGCGGCAAAAGAGGCCGTGGGGCGGACGTCTCTCTACTCGCTGCTCGGCGGCTCCGGCGTCGGCGCGTCGGTCGGCGCGGGCGTTGGCATGGGCGTCGCCGGCCCGCCGGGTGCGTTCGTCGGCGCCAAGGTAGGGGCGGGCGTCGGCGCAGCCGGTGGAGCCATCGCGGGACGAGCTGCCCGGACGCTCGACTACGAGCTGATGCGCACGGCGCGCGAGCAGGGCGGCACGGCGGCCGCCGCGAAGTTGATGCAGCTCTCGCGGCAGGGCGCCACCGACGATGAACTGCGCACGGCGCTCGACCGCATGGGCATCAAGCTCGCGGATTGACCTACTTCGACGCAACCCTGGTGGCGCTGGTCTCGGTCGCCTTGGCGATGTCCGGGGCGGCCCCGGCCGCGGGCGCCTGCTGCTGCTTCGCCTTGTCCTGCTGGAACGACAGGTGGAGCCGCGCCGCGAGCTCGGGCGTGATGGTCTCGGCGCCCAGGAAGATGCGCAGCAGCCGATCGCGCCGCCACGGCAGTTCGAAGCTCGTCTTTTGCGCCACCAGCGAGGCCAGCGCCCCGGGCACCGACTCGGCCACGTCCTGGTAGAGCAGGGGGTAGACCCCGCCGAGAACCTGCATCTCTTCGCGCAGCAGCGTCCCGCTCTCCATGTTGGCGAAGATCAGTTGCGGGTCATGGACGACGGCCAGGGCGCGGCGCAGCCTGGCTAGCGCCGTGTCGGGCGGCGGCTCGGGCTTGGGGCCGGTGGCGGTCGGACGGTTGTAGATAGGCACGAACGGGCGCAACACCACCAGCGCGCGCTCGGTCGCGTCGTGCAGCGCCATCTGCTCCGCGGCGTTATCGGTGCCAGACAGCGTCTCGATACGCGCTTCGTCATCGGGGGGCGCGAGCAGGCTGGCGATCGAGGCCTTGTAGTCGATCTTGGGTGGCAGCTTGAACTTCTCGAACGAGTCCGGGCCGCCTAGGAATGCCTTCATCGCCGCGCGGAGCTTCTTGGGGAGCTGGGCCGCTTCCTGGCGCATGGCCTGGGTAATGCGCACCGGTCCGCCTGCGAGAACCGTGTCCAGGCCCACGACGGCTAGCAGCGCTTCGCCGAGGACTGCAATCGCTGGATCCATGCAGCGGCACCGCCGTTCCAGGAACAGGTGTGCCGGGGCATGGGTGTCAGCCGCATCGACAAGTTGATCATCGACCCGGCAGGGGCCAACAACATGACCGGCACCGCAACGGTCCTGTCGACGCCGATCCGGATGGACTCGCTGCAGCAGCTGTCCTTGGAGCTGTCTTACACCGGAACGCCCAACGGCACGCCGACGTGGGAGGACAGCGACAGCTACGACCCGGTCACCAACCCCAACGCGACGTTCTTCACGCTGGCCACCACCGCAGCACTGGCGGCGATCGCGGCGGCTGGTTCACAGATGGTCGCAGTGACCAAGCGGGGCAAGTGGGGGCGCGTGCGCTACGTCAACACGTCCGGAACCGGTCAGCTGACCGTGCGGGCCTTCGGCACCGGAGTCGTCTAGGCCGTGCGCGAGCCGTCGCGATTCCCGCGCGTGGTCGACGAGCCGGCACCGGCGCCCGACGTCGATCTGCGCCCGTGGTCGTCTCGGAACGCGAAGGCGTTCGGGACGATCATCGGCACCGCCCTCGCGACGCTACTCGTGGGCACCGGCGGACTTACCGGCCTGGCGCACGTCGCGGGAATCGCGACCGTCAAGGAGATCGCCGCCCTCGACGAGAAGCTGACCGCCGCGGAGCGCACGCGGGCGACGGCATCGGACGTCGACAGCAAGCGATTCACGGCCATCACGGCAAAGCTGGACGCGCTGGCGAAGGACACGAAAGCGCTGCGCGCGGACGCCGCCAAGAAGACGAAGAGGCCAAAACCAGACGCCGGGGGCGCGAGTGAATGATAACTCCCTGGACCGATCGGCTGATAGCATCTGGGACGGGATTTACCGGGGCCGGGCGAGCAGTCACCGACGAAATCTCGCAAACGTCGCCAGTGAAACGGCACGCGTCGCGGTCCTTATCGCGCAGGGCTCGCGCCTCGTCGATCGCCTTCCAGGCGCGGATCGACAGGTGGAGCTTCTTGGCGTCTGCGACGAAATAGACGAGTTGGTTGAGTCGATGCGCCGCACGTCCGAGCACCTGCGGGCCGAGGCTGGCGTTGCGGTCCCGGTGGTGCGGCCTGGGTTCTGGGCGAGGTTGTTTCGCCGATGAGCTTCTTCGATCCCGAGAAGACGCCGACATCGCCGCCGGGGTCGTGCTGGCGGTGCGAGCGCTTTCACGCCGTGTTCGTCGACGCGCCCATGCCGGGCTCGCGCTACGAGATCGAGCGCGTGCCCACCTGCGTGCTGGCCCAGGACTGGGCGTGGTGTGCCGTGAGCTTCTTCCTGCGCCTGGGCAAGTACGAGTTCTACCTGGGCCCCGACCACCGCGAGAAGCCGCGGATCCCGTACGACCTCGACCGACGCCGCCGACCGGCAATTCCGCCTCGGCAGGACGACAAGTGAATCACGAAAGGACCACCATGTTTCGAAAGCTCAAGCTCCTGATCATCCTCGCTGGATGCTGCGCCGCCTGCGGGACCATCCCCGAGTCGACGGCACCCGCAGGGGCCGTCACCGCCGTCGAGTCCGCCGTCGCTCTCGACGGCAGCATGACGATGACCGGACAGTATGCCTGCGCTGGCGTCACCTATCTGATCGAGCAGCCGATCTCCCAGACGCAGTCCCGGCGCTGCTGCGGACTGAGCAACGTCTACAACACGAAGATCGGTCAGTCCGGCTTGCCCTCGGGAACGAATTGGTCCGGCTACACGAAGGTCCAGCTGCTGTGCAACAACATCACCATCCCGGTGTCGCCAGTCTGCGGCTCCGGCGGCGCGCTTTGCGCCACCGCCCGCGTGAATTGCGCGATGTACAACAAGCCCAACGGCGCGAGCTCCTGGACGTACTCTGGGACCGTCGAGACCGGCTGCATGCTCTATCCCGACTACGCCGCGCACGGGCTCTATCAAATGGACCTGTGGTACCAGGGCGGCGGCAACGGCGTGGGCATCTCCGCGTGTTCGAGCGGCTTCGGGGCAAACCTCTACTACCTGTTCGGCGGATGACCAGCGCGCAACTGTCCACCGTCGAAGGTATCATCGTCACGCTGGAGAGCGGCGTGGCGCTGCTCTACCCGCCCGCCGCGCCCCTGGTGACCGCGATCCGGGCGCTGGTGGAGACAGCCGAGGCGCACGGCATCGTGCCGGTGGAGCTGCCCGAGGGGCAGCTGCGGGAGATTGCGGCGGGGATGGCGGCGGCCCGGGCCTCAGCGATCACGAGCGATCGGGCGCGTCGGAAGTAGGCGCGACCCCAAGCCGCGCGAACGCCCGTTCGTAGCTGGCTTCCCAGCCCCTGGCGATCTCTCGCGCCCACTCGTCCTGGCGATCGGCAAGCATGACCAGCGCCGCCCCGCTGGCGACCCCCGGTGCTGGCACCTTGATCCACCGCCCGACGAACGGAATCGCCGCGAGAGCGGCCAGGAAGCCACGGCGCTTCACGGCGACCCCATCAGCGTCAACCCGGAGGGCAACTGGATCGTCACACCCACGCCCGGCCCCTTCCCGCCGCCAATCACCTCATCGACCGTCTGCCAGCGATCGTGCCATGAGCGAACGTGCTTCCAGCCGTCGCCAGCCAGCACGCCCGCCGCAACCAGGCCGTCGAGCACCAATTTCCGTCCGCCCGCCGCTACGTTGTCCGGGTCGCGCCGCTTGTCCTTCTCGACCCAGTCGAAGGTCATCAGCACCGCGCGCTCGAACGGCCCTGGCTTGTCGATGCGCGCGGCCTTCGCCAGCGCCCAGATGGTGTCGGTCCACTGGCGTTTCAGGCGCGCGTAGGCCATGCCACGGCCGCCGCTGCCCTTGGCGGCGGCCAGCAGTTCATTCAGGCCGGGCAGGGGGCCGGGCACCCACAGGACGGCCATCGTGGCGGTCCTGTGGATCACAGCCCGTGCCGCCGCCTGAACCGCGCGACGGCTGCTCGCCCAGCCGCGGCGAACTGCTGCACCAGCTTGTTCCGGTCGGGGAAAACGTCGCGCAGGTACTTGTCAGCGCGCTCCGCGTTGGTGGTGCGTGATGGGTCGTTCTTGTGGCTCCGCTTCATCGTCGAACCTCCTTGACCGAACAGCCCAAGCACCGCACGATCGGCAGCTTGAAACCCGAGGACCTCGTCAACGAGATCGTGCGCGCCAGGGCCGCCTTGGAAGAGGCGCGCGCGAACGTCACGCGCTTGACCGAGTACATCGGCGCGCTCGAGCTGGCCGCGAAATTGAAAGACCCGTCGTTGACTCGCAAGCGTATCGACAGTATCGTATCGTCCGTGCAGCTGCAAGGGACGCCCAAGGTTTCTAGCTCGACGCTCCGGGCGGCCGGGCGTGCGACCCGCGGCGGCGAGGCGCAGCGGCGCCTATACGAGAAGGACATGACGATCGCCAAGCTGGCCGAGAAGCTGGGCGAGGGCAGGGCGCGCGTGTCGAAGTGGTTCGGGACCGCCGACGAGAACCGGCCGATCCCACGCCGCTACGCCGAGCAGCTGCTGAAGGAATACGGGATCCCGCTGTCCGCCTGGGCCCGCATCGCGGACTAGTTTCCGGACACGGCGTCCGTTAATTCAGCGCGTCACTGATCGTATCGTCCGTATCTTTCCGCTTGCGCGTGTTCGTATCGTGCGTATCATCTGGGGATGGACAACGACACGACGCCCGACGAGATCGAGGAAGAGGAAACGGTCCCGGTCCCCGCCGAGACCAACCGCGAGCTGGTGTACGGCTCGCACTTGTTCGAGGACGGAGAGATTCCCTGCGCACCGTTCGGCGCCGGTGGAGGTGGCCCGTGGTGAGCCCGGCAACGGCGGATCGGCTGTTGGCCTGCGCGCGGGTGTCGGCCGCGCTCTCGGATGTGGTGCACCTGGTGCCCCCCGAGCGGCGCGATGAATTCGTGATCGCGAGCGCCCAGGTCATGGGGTGCGTCCTCGGCATCCCGTCCGGCGTTGTGCAGTCGGCTTGCGCCAGGGTGACGGCCGAGTTCGACGCTCGGCGTCTCGGCCGGTGCGAACACCTGCGCGTCCGCGACCTCTGCGACGAGTGCCGGCCGTGAAGCTCGACGCCGAGAAGTGGCGCGCCTTCGACGCCCTTTGCCAGCGCATCGCCGATCGGGCGCGCGGCGATGCGTACGACTCGATTGAATCGTGGACGGACCCTCCGACGTTGCTCGGGTTCGACCACGTGCACCCGGAATTGGTCGGCCCTGTGCCGACGACTGAAATCTGACCGACACACCAACCCGAAAGGAACCTGACCTATGCCCTTGAGAATCACGAAAGCGACCGACGCCATCGAAGTGAAGACGATCACCACCTGCGTCATTGGCGACCCTGGCCTTGGTAAGACGTCGCTGGCCGAGAGCGCAGAAAAGCCCCTGCTGTTGGACTTCGACCGCGGCGCCCACCGCGCCAAGAACCGCGGGGACGTCGTCGAGATCGCCACGTGGGGCGACGTCACGAACATTCTGCCGGCCGATCTGGTGGCATACCGAACGCTGGTGGTCGACACCGCGGGGCGCGCGCTCGACTGCCTGGCGGCTGACATCATGGAGCGCGACCCGAAGGCCGGACGAGGGGGATCGCTCACGCTGCAGGGGTACGGCGCCCTCAAGGGCCAGTTCACGAGCTGGCTTCGCCTGATGCGCTCGTTTGGCCTCGACGTGGTGCTGATCGCCCACGTGGACGAGCAGAAGAAGGGCGACGAGACGATCGTGCGTCTCGACGCCCAGGGCAGCTCGAAGAACGAGATCTACAAGTCGGCCGACATGATGGGCCGGCTGTACCTCGACAAGGGGAAGCGGATCCTGAACTTCAGCCCCACCGACGTGGCGTTCGGCAAGAACCCGGGGCAGTTTCCCCCGATCGAGGTGCCGACCGCCGACGGCGTTGCAGCGCCGCCCGCTGGCTTCTTGGCCAAGATCATCGCCGACACCAAGGCGAGCCTGAACAAGCTGTCCGCCGAGGCCACCACCGCCCAGGCACAGCTTCTGTCGTGGGCCGAGCGGATCGCCAAGGCCGAGAGCCTGACCGACTTCGACGCCTTGGCGGCAGCCGGCAAGGCCGAGGGCGCCCCCAAGGCGGTCGGCGCCATGATCGCGCGGGCGGCGAAGGTCAAGGGCTGGTCCTGGAACAAGACCACCGGCCTGTTTGACCTGGCCGAGAAGGCGAAGGCCGCGTGATCCGGCTGTCGGTCACAGATCTGGAGTCGTTCCGCTACTGGCGGGACGACGAAGAATCGGAGCTGCCCGATCTGCTTCGCCGGCTGCAGCACCTGGACCCGCCCACAGACCAGATGGAGGCGGGGCGGGCGTTCGCCAGGCTGATGGAGAGGGCCACCGTCGGCGAGATCGAATGGGCGACCGTCGACGGATGGCGCTTCAGGTTCGACCTGGACGCCGAGATCGAACTGGCGCCCGTGCGCGAGCTCAAGATCGAGCGCGTCTACCAGACGCCCAGCGGCCCGGTCACGCTAGTGGGCATGGTCGACGGGACCACCGGTAAGCGGGTCCGCGATCAGAAGCTGACTCAACGCTGGGATGCCGAGAAGTACGTCGACAGCCTACAGTGGCGCGCCTACCTGGCGATGCTTGGCGCGGACACGTTCACCTACGACGTATTCGTGGGTCGCTACAAAGGGCAGGACGTCACGATCGGCGAGTACCACCCTTTGACGTTCTACGCCTACCCCGACATGGCCGAGGACGTTCAGCGGGCTGTGAATGAGCTGGCCGCGATCGTTGCGCACCATCTGCCCGAACGGGTGGTGGCCAATGCCTGACGGTGGGGGGAAGGGCCATTTCACGTCGATGGCCGAGATCCGGACGGCGCTGGCCGACCATGACCGGCGGCTGGCAGCCGTCGAGCGCGACGTGATCGATCTGACGGACGAAGTCGTCAAGCGCCGGGCGCGTCGGCGCCGACGGAAGCCGAAGCCGTAGGGGTGGTGATGAAACTTCGACGCGACCGAAGCCAGTCACCAACCCCGGATCGCCGCGGAAGTCGCGCGGCTGCCATCTTGCTGGAGGCTGTTCCATGAGCCTCCAATTAGAATTGCCCGGTATCAGCCAGGCTGGCACCCTTCGCCACGCCCTCGACCACCTCCTGACCCACGCGCTGGAATGCGCCGACGCCACAAGGGCGATGCACGCGACCCACGCGCGCTTCCTCCTGGAGTGGTTCGCCGATCGCCAACTAGACGCGATCGGCTACGCCGACCTGAAGCGGTTCTACGTCGATGAGCAGCGCCGAGGGTTGAGCCGCGAGACCGTGCGCAAGCGGCTGAGCACCCTGCACATGGCGTTGGCAGAAAGCGTCCGCATGGGCTGGCTCGACAAGGTGCCACCGTGGGTGGTGATCAAGACCGACTCGAAGCCCAGGAACTCGTTCTGGACGCGCACGCAGTGGGAGGCGGCCCACATCGCGTGCGACGATGACCAGTTGCAGACATGGGTGGCGCTGGGCTTCTGGACGGGGCAGCACACGTCGGACCTGAACCGCATGCGCTGGTGCGATGTGGACCTGGTGCGCCGCACCTGGATCAGGCGCAACACCAAGAGCAAGGCCGAGCCGTTAGAGCTCCCGTTGCCTGACCGCCTGTGGTCGGTGCTGACCGAGCGGTACGAAGCGCTTCAGCCGCACCGCCGCGACCTGATCGCGGGCAAGAGCATGGGCCACCCGAACCGGCCGTTGCGCGAGATTTGCCACCGCGCCGACGTGCCGCTGATCTCGCCGATCGGACTGCGTCATGGCTGCGAGACGTACCTGAGCGAGCGCGGCTGCAACGAAGAGTTTCAAGTCGCGTGGATGGGGCTGCGAAGCCCGAGGATGCTGCACAAGCACTACCGCCACCTGACGCCGACGAAGGTGGACGAGGGCCGCAAGGCCATGAACGCCTAGATCACCAACACAACGTTCGACCAAGACGGGGCCCATGGGGCCCCTTTTTGCGTTCCGGCCATGCTCCCGGCGACCGAAGTCAACGGGGCCAATGTCGATTGGTGCACGGCGCGTCAACTAAGGGTTTCTCGGCCGTATTTCGAGAAAAACAACACTTTGACGTTTCGCATCGGTGACATGTAGGTAGAGAATCAAACTTGCGCGCGGGAACGGACTGTGGCTTTTGTTGAAGGGCGAGATGACCAGCACCGTCCACCGTTCGAGAAAGCCCGCTCCGCGCTTCCCGGTCATCTCGCACATGTCTGGCGCGTCGAAGCGGGCCTTCTTGGCCGGTGGACTCCCTTGGAGGCCGCATGGAAACGAGCAATCGTCCCAGCGGCGGGGATGCCGGATTTCGGTCTAACGGACTGAAAATCCATGTGTGGACAGTTCGATTCTGTCCCTGGGCACCCCGTCGCACCCGTAACGAAGTAGTCCGCACCGCCGCCAGCGCTATCGCGCGCGGCACGATGAGCCTGCGCACCGCGCGGGCAGTATTCGGCGTCACCCGCCTGCTCGGGGGTGCGTCTTGAGCCGGGTAGAAGTCCGGACACAGGCCGAGCTGGACGCCGCTCTGCTTGCCGGTTACCTGCCCGTGCTGGTCGGCGACGGAACGTTCGCCATCAGGTCAGGATCGCCCAGGGTCGAGGCGTACGACAGCTCGGCGCCCACGGTCGTGGCGTACGACAGCTCGGCGCCCACGGTCGTGGCGTACGGCAGCTCGGCGCCCAGGGTCGAGGCGTACGGCAGCTCGGCGCCCACGGTCGTGGCGTACGGCAGCTCGGCGCCCACGGTCGTGGCGTACGGCAGCTCGGCGCCCAGGGTCGAGGCGAACGGGATCTGCCGGCCGTTCATCCGCGGCGCGGTCAGCATCACCGCCGGCGCGCTGGTCGCCATCGCGGTGCTGGGCGGCAAGCCGAAAATCACGGGCGGCGGGTTCGTCTCTCGCGCCGACGTCTCGACGCCCGCGAGCTGGTGCGAGTTCTACGGCGCGAGGGTCAGCAACGGCGTCGCGACGCTCTTCAAGGTCGTCAAGCTCGACTACAAGACCCCGCAGCGTGGTTTTGCCTACGTGCCAGGCACCATTCCGTCCGCGCCCGACTGGGACGGCGGCGCGCGTGAGTGCGGCGGTGGGTTGCACTTCTCGCCGACCACGCATTCCACGCTGACGTTTGCCGAAGGACTGGCGCGCGACCAGCGGAGGTTTGTCGCGTGCCCCGTCGCGCTGGCCGACATGGTCGTGCACCCGGATGGTTCGTATCCGCAGAAGTGCAAGGCCCCGCGCCTGGCCGGGCCCTGCTGGGAGGTAAACGAGGACGGTGAGCCTGTGCCGGGCGCCGTCGTCTGGTCGCCCCCCGCCGTTGCCGTGAAGGCCGCGCGCAAGGCGAAGGCGAAGAAGCCCCCAGCCAAGAAGCGAAGGGCGTCATGAGGAGACTGCACCGTCTCGCGTGCGGCGTCGCAGCGGGCACGCTGATCCTGTCGGCCACCACCTTGGCGATGTGGGTCTTTCTTCGGTCGGCCGAGCTTGGCATCGGGCTGATCCAGGTCGCGTACCGGGCGGCGGTGCAATGAAGAGCGGCGGCGAGACCCTCGTGGCGCTGCTGATCGCCGCGCTGATCTGCGGCGGCTTCTGGGGCATAAGCGAGGCCGTCAGCGCGGTTCGCTGCGGCGCTCGCTGGGGCGGCATCGAGCACCGGTACCGCGTGATCGGCGGCTGCCAGGTGCGCGGCCGTCAGGGCTGGATACCAGCGTCAGCGTACCGCGAGGTGTCCCCATGAGGTGGGCCGGATATCGCGAGTTGCCGCTCAAGCGGCTGAAGCTGCCCGGGGACATCCCGGCGCGGATGAAGCTCCCCCATGTCATCGAGCTTTCGAAGTCGATCGACCTCGGGAACGAGCTGATCAACGCGCCGGTGGTCGAGGGCGAGACAGAAGAGCTGCACGCAGGGCGTGACCGCATCGCCGCTTGCCTCCTGCGCAGAATGAAAAAGGTCTGGTGCCACGTCGCCGTCGAAATGACCGACGAGGACCGGGCGGACCTCGAGCTATTCGAGAACCTCCACCGGCGCCAGGACAACCGCGACGAGCTGATCGCCCGCCGGGTGGCGCGACTGGCCGGGCAATTACCGGACACGGCGTCCGGAAAACCGGGGCGTCGAAAGACCGCCCGGGGCGCCGCGCGCGAGCAGGTGGCCCGCGAAATCGGCACCACGCCGGAAGCGGTGCGGGCCGCCGAGAAGCGGGCCGAGGCTGACGAACAGGAGGAGCAGGAGGAGCCCGCGACGCCCGTCGTGGTGCCCCCGCCCGTCGAGACGTGGGGCGTGCCGGTGGATCACCTGGCGCAGGAGTTCGCGTCGGTGCGGATCGCTCAAGAGGCGATGCGAGCGGCCGATCGCCACCTGCAAGCGGCGCAACGTGCGCTTGCTGCACTGGCGGACGGTGGCGGCGTGGCGAGGCACTACCACGCGCGGCTGTACGCGGGGGTCCACAATGCGGCGGCTGCGCTGCGGGCGGACATTCCGACGGCGCTCTGCCCGTACTGCAAGGGCGCGCCGCAGCGCCAGGTGAACTGCAACGGGTGCAGCCGGATCGGCTATGTCGGCGACAACGCGCTACTGGGCGTGGCCGAGGAGCTGAAGCGCGGCGGAGCGGCGGCGTGCGTCCCTGACGGGAAAGGCGGCTTCATGCCGGCGGTGGTCACGCCCGCCAAGAAGAAGGCGATCCCTTCCGCGGCCAAGGCGCTGCAGATCCTGGACGCGGACGACAAGCCGATCGTCGTGCCGCCGGACGAGGACCTATTTTGATCGCGGCGCTCTTTGTCCAGAAGGGCGGCTGCTACTGGAACCTGCCAGGCGTCGATCCGTGGGACGAGGCGAGAGATGCGCGGCTGTACGACGGGCCGCACCCTGTCGTCGCGCACCCTCCGTGTGCGCGCTGGTGTCGACTGGCGGGCCTGGTTGAAGCTCGCTGGGGCATCAAACGCGGGGACGACGGCGGAACGTTCGCGTCGGCGCTGTCGTCGGTTCGTAAATGGGGGGGGGTGTTAGAGCACCCCGCGTACTCGGATGCATTCGCGGCGCACGGTCTGTCGGCGCCAACTGGCCCAGGGTGGCAGCGAACGACGGACGGGGGCTCCGTGGCCTACGTTGAGCAGGGACGGTACGGCCATCTCGCGAAGAAGGCGACATGGCTCTACGCGTTCGGCGTCGAGTTGCCTCCACTGGACATGGGCGTCATCGCCGACAACCAGTCGAAGGCCCTCGTCTCCTGGTGCGGCAATCACACGCGCTCAGATGACCAGCGGCCTCGGCTGTCGAAGAAGGCCCGGTCGGCGACCCCGAAGGCCTTCCGCGACCTGCTGATCGGCATCGCCGAGTCGGTGAACACACGGAGGGCGGCGTGACCGCGGCGCAGGTCTCCCTGTTTCAGTCCGCGCCGATGCTGCGCGATCTGCGCCACGAGGCGAAGAGGCGCACGCCGCGCCCCTACCAGCGGGCCACGATCGACACCGCGATCGCACAGTACCGCCAGGGCCTGCGCTCGACGCTGGCAGTGATGGCGACGGGGACGGGGAAGACGTTCACCGCGTCCCAGGTCATGGCGGCCACGCTGGCCAAGGGCGGCGCGTGCCTGTGGCTGAACGAGCGGGACAACCTGGTCACGCAGATGTGCCAGGAGCTGCCCGGCATGCTCGGCGTCGACGTGTACCGCGAGCAGGGGCCGATCCGGGCGCTGCCATCGGCACGCGTGGTGGTGGCCACGGTGCAATCGATGACCGAGGCACGGCTGAAGACGTTCGACCCGGCGAAGTTCAGCCTCATCGTCTGCGACGAGGCGCACCACAGCGTCACGGCGAGCTATCGGCGGGTGCTGGCCTACTTCGAACGGGCCCGGATCCTGGGGTTGTCGGCGACCCCGCAGCGGCTCGACGGAAAGGCGATGCAGCTGGTGTACGAGGCGACCTGCGCCGACTACATGATGGGGCCCGCCATCGCCGACGGGTGGCTTTGCGGCGTTCGCGTGGTTCCAGGTCACCAGCGCCTCGACTTGTCGAAGCTGAAGAAGTCCGGCGACGACTACACCGACGACGCGATCGCGGGACTGCTCACGCCCGAGGTGCTGAAAGGGATGTGCAAGGACATCCACGATCTGCACGAGGGTCGCCGCGGGGTGAGCTACTGGCCGCGCGTCGAGATCGCCCACGTGGCGGCCAAGACGCTCAACGTGATGGCGCCTGGGAGCGCGCGGGCCGTCGACGGCAGCATGTCACGCGACGAGCAGAAGCAGGTCTTCGACGCCCACAAGTCCGGCCAGTTCATGCACCTGTGCAACTGCGGCGTGGTGGTCGAGGGCTACGACGACAAGGGGATCGCGTACATCTACCAAGGCCGCCCGACCCGCAGTATCTCGCGCCACATCCAGGAGATGGGCCGGGGCGCGCGACCCTCCGAGGACGCGAACATTGACGCCTACGCGACGGCGGAAGAGCGCCGGGCGGCCATCCGCGCGAGCTCGAAGCCGGACGCCCTGATCCTGGATGCGGTCGGCAACCTCGGTAAGCACGCCGTAGCGGACCCGATCGATGCGCTCGCCGGGAAACTCGACGACGAGCCCACCAAGAAGCGGGCGCGCGAGATCTTGGAGCGCGACGGGGGTGGCGACGTTGAAGGGGCACTGGAGGCCGCACGGCGACTGTCCGACGGCGAGCGGGAAGCCGAGGCCCGACGCGTGGCGCGCGTCCAGGCGGCTCAGTTCGCGTGGGGCAAGGCGGTGGACCCGTTCGCGGCCTTCGGGCTCGCGCCCCAGGCGGACGTGCCTGGCCCGCTGGCGCCGCCGCCCTCGATGAAGATGCGTCGCTACCTGTTCGGGAAGATGGGCACCTGCCCGCCGACGCTCACCGACGCGGACGCGCAGCGCCTGTCGAAGACGATCCGTGCGCGCGAGCGGGCGGGCCTCGCCGACCTGAAGACGGTGCAATGGCTCAGCCGTCACGGCATCGCAGGGCAGCGGATGTACCAGGAGACGGCGAACAAGGCGCGCGCCGCCATCCTGGCGAAGCGCGACTGGTCGGAGGTCGAAGCGATCGTGTCGGGCCGCGCGGGGGAACTGTATTGACCTCCGCGCCGGCGTGGGCGGTGCTCGAGCGGCGGGGCGATCTCGTCAGCATCGGGGAGCGGCGCTACATGTGCGTCTGTCCGGCGCACAAGGACGACAAGCGCAGCCTGCAAATCACGGGCGGCGACACTGGCGCGCTCCTGCTCAAGTGCTTCGCCGGCTGCAAGTTGGACGACGTCCTGTCGGCGCTGGGGATCACCATGCGCGACCTGTTTGCGCCGTCGGTGGAGCGGAAGCCCACTCCAGCCCCGGCCCCCGTGAAGGTGGTCGCGCAGTACGACTACTTCGACGAGGCCGGCGTGCTCCTGTACCAGGTGCAGCGCCTCGATCCGAAATCGTTCCGCCAGCGCAAACCCGATGGCACAGGCTGGTCCTACAAGCTCGGCGACGTCCGCCGCGTGCTGTACCGGCTGCCCGAGTTGCTGGCGGCCCCCGGGCGCCCGGTGCTGCTCGTCGAGGGCGAGAAGGACGTGGACAACCTGCGCAAGCTCGGCCTGCTCGCTACCACGATCGCCGGGGGGGCTGGTGCGTGGCGGCCCGAGTACGCCGATTCGTTGAGCGGGCGGACGGTGATCATCCTGCCGGACAATGACGAGCCGGGCCGTCAGTTCGCAATGCAGGCGTCGACCTGGCTGCTGCGGTCGCTGATCGTGGTGCTGCCTGGCCTGCCCGAGAAGGGCGACGCATCCGACTGGATTGCAGCGGGGGGCACCGCCCGGCAGCTGGGCGAGCTCGCCCGCGCGGCGGCACGGGCGAAGATCCGCAACGCCGAAGAGATAGCGGCCGCGCTGGGGAAGGCGGCGGCATGAGGTTCCCGTATGAGGTGCCCAACTACTCAGACTTCCGCACCGGGCTCGACTTCGCGACCGTGCGACAGATGCTGTGGGTCCACAACGACGATCCGAAGACCTGGCGCTACAAGCGCCGCCGGACCGTCCTCGGCTTTTGGCGACAACTGAAGCAGCAGCTCTACGCGCAGCTGCTCGACCAGGCCGAGACCAGCGAGCCCCCCCCAATGACCCGCCTTTCTGAAGGGAGCGAGCAATGACCACGAGAGACCTGACCGAAGCGGTGTTATGGGTCGCGGTCCTTTGGGGCTGCGTCGCGATGGGCTGGTGCCAGCCATGAGCAAGTCCAGCAACCAGGAGGTGGCCACGCCGCGCGAATTCCTCGACGCGTTCGAGCAGCGTTTCGGTCGCATCGGCTTCGACCTGGCGGCCAACGCGGACAACAAGGTCGTGCCGTTCTTCTACGGCCCCGGCTCTGACCTGGGCGAGGACAGCCTGCGCGAGGACTGGACGCTGGTGCGCGAAGGTCCGCTGTGGCTCAACCCGCCGTTCAAGACGATCGCGCCCTGGGCACGGAAGGCAGCCGGCGAGTCGACGCACGAGCCGATCGCGATGCTGGTGCCCGCCGCGGTCTGCACCGGCTGGTTCGTCGAGCACGTGGCGCCCTTCGCGTACGTGTTCGAACTGACGCCGCGGGTCTTCAGCACACAAATCCGGGACTGCATCCTGGCGATGTTCACGCCCGAGGGCTACGTGGGCCGCGAGACGTGGAGGTGGAAGTGAAGCTGCCGATCGTTGTGCTGCGCCACTACCGGAATTCGTGGGACGCTGCGATCTGCGGTGCGCGCGGAAGCCGGCTGACGTTCGTCATGCAGCGCAAGGCCATCACCTGCCCGCGATGTTTCGAGCAGTTGGCGGCGCTCTCGCTGAGGCGACCCGGGCAGATCAGGGTGCAATGGGCGGCTCGCACGAAGGCGATGCGCAGCCTGCCGTCGGACTTCAGAAGGCTGCCGGAATGATTCTTGACATTGCCGCGCCGCGCCTGCCACTGCGGGATTTCAAGTGACCCGCGCAGTGAAGCCCGAGAAGACAGAGCGCAACGCCCAGGTCGTGGCGGCCCGTGCGGCTGGCTGGACGGTGTCGCAGATTGCCGAGGCGGCGCACCTTGCACGGTCACGCGTGCGGGCGATCCTGGCGATGCAGCGGCGGCGGGCGGCGCGATGACCTGCCCGGAGTGCCACGGCTCGGGTTACGTCGCGCCGGCCGATGGTGCCAGGTACGCGCATCGGTGCCCGACGTGCACGGTGGTGAGCAAGAAGGCCTCGAGCAAGCGCCAGATGCCCCGGAAGTCCATGGCCGAGCTCGGCCGGGAAGCGGACGTAGCGCTGGCCCGCGCGAATCAGATTGTTCGCCAGTCGGCCACTGAACAAGCAGCCGCGAGACAGCAAATAGGTGCGGCGACAAAGCCGCGTACTGGAGGGGGACCCGCGCAAAGGTAGAAAGCGCGTGAGCATCCGACGCCAGGAAAGCCTGGGCTGCATCGGAGCTGGCAAGAGTTGGGTGTTATCGCCACGCGGCTGGTCACCCGAGGAAGGCCGAAGCTATTCCGAGCTGGTGCAGCAGCTGCCTGGATGCACTCCCCTCTGACTCCGCACCGAAGAATAGTCCGAGATGACCACCAGTCAGGAGACTGGAAGGTAGCTCGGTCTCTGGCCGGAGCATGAAAGTAGTCAAGTAAGCTTGACTATCGCGCTGGGCCCTGCCACATGCGGATCTGAAGCACCGATTCGTGAGAACGCCGGTGCTTTTGCATGAGCGAGAAACAGGTCAGTCCGCGACAGGCCGAGCAACGCAAGCGCGTGTTGCCGCCGCATCTCTGGAAGCCGGGTCAGTCGGGCAATCCCGGTGGCAAGAGCCGGCAGCGCATCGAGCTGCAAGCGGCCATCGAGAAGATTCACGCCGGCCCACTGGCGTTGGCTGCCCTCGATCGCCTGCGCCTCATCGGCATGGGCGTGACGACCTTCGGGCTGCGGCAGCTGCCCGCCGAGGACAAGGTGCAGGTCGCCGCTCTCGTGGCGTACCTGGATCGCGTCGGTGCGCACGTGCCGAAGCGCAAGGAAGAGGACGAGAAGCCGCTGGCCGACCTGTCGCCCGAGGAGATGGACGAGCTGGCGCAGGAACTGGCGCGCAAGGCCGAGGCGAAGCGGAGCGAGGTGTCTTGAGCATTCCCGAGCGCCTGCGCCGGGAGTGGTACGGCAAGCTCAAGGCGGCCGGGTTCGAGGACATCGAGACCGGCGACGAGCACAACGGCCTGCTCAAGACCGACAAGCGGTTCCAGGAAGGGCACGAGAGCGCCGACGAGGCCCAGGCCGAGTATTACCGGCTGGCCTCGGTCTTCCTGCACGAGCACCGGTGGCAGTTGTCGCGCGACCAACGGATCTGGGCAGCACACGCCGAGGGCGTGCCGATGCGCGAGATCGCAAAGCGCTGCAAGACCTACGTGCGCCTGGTGCACGCGACCGTCAACCGGCTGCGCGCCATCATGCTGGCCACGCCCAAAACGCACATCGGCCGGCCCAAGGTGCCAGGTGGGCGCAGCAGCGTCACCGCATGGAAGCTTCAGGTGCGGTTGACCGACGCCGAGACCGAGGCGCTGCACTGGCTTGCTGGTGAACTTGGCGTGCCCGCGCGAGAGGCCGCGCGCCACGCGATTCGCCTTTTGGTATCCCAGAAGTCGGGGAACGGGCGTGCTGCTGCATGAGCGAGAACAGCAAGGAGAAACTGCGGCGCGTCCTGTTCGTGGGCTGGATTGGGCCGCCGGCTGAGACTGCCAAGCAAGCCCGCGATGCCATCGCTGATGCCGTGGCGGAAGCGCTGGCCGGAGAGTACGGCGACCTCGACTGGATTCGTGACCTGCCCGTCAAGGCCGAGCCATGAGCGCCCTGCCGATCGCGGTACGCCTTGCCCGCGCCGCTGACCTGGCGTTCATTCGCAACAGCTGGCTGCGGAACTACCACGAGCACGGCCACCTGAGCCACGTGCCGAACGGCGTGTTCTTCTCGGATGCCGGGCACTGGGGCGTGGTGGACAGGTGCCTCACGGGACCGCGCGTGGTGCTGGTCGCGCATCCCGAGGGAGACGAGGACACGATCCTCGGCTGGGTGTGCGCCGAGTTGGACGTGCTGCACTACGTGTACGTCAAGGCCCCGTTCCGCCGGCTGGGCATCGCCCGCACATTGCTGGGCCAATACAAGCCCATGGCCACCTGCACTCACTGGACGCCGGTGATTCGCGAATGGGCGAGCCGCGGCCGCGCCTACACGTTCAACCCCTATCTACTGGAGCGAGCATGAAGATCCTCGGAGCAAAGTTCAAAGACACCGTCCGCATCCCTGGCCCACGACCCACTGAAGAGCTGTCCGCGCGCACCAGCAAGGGCGTCGAGATTGACCAGGTAGGCGGCCTGCTGGTCGTGTCTCGCACCGACGGCGGGCGGGTCCATTCGGTGGGCGTCCCGCTGTCCAACGTGGCGTACGTCGAGTTTGAGGCGACCGAGGCCGAGGACGTGCCGGCGCCGAAGGCCAAGAAGTGAAGCTACGCGTGGCAGCCCCAGCCGAAGAGCTGGCGTCGCTTCTCTGCATCGCCGCCGAAGCCCGCGAAATGTCTCCGCGCGAGCGCCGGGAGTGGGCGGTTGACGTCGCGGCGGCGGTTGCCGCTGTGAACGGCGCCGTGGCTGCCGTCTGCCCCGACGACGAAGAGGACGGGTCGTGGTGAACGAGGAAGGCGAGGCGTTCGCCAACCTGACCGCGCTGATGCGCCGGCTGGTGCTGGCCGGCCGGTCATCGTTCGGCCATGGCGTCCGCGTGCGGGACCACGCCCGAGCGTCGTGCGACATGTGCAACGCGGTCGTGCAGGCTGAGATCTTCCTGCGCGAGGCGGACGAGTTCGAAGCGAAGCAGGCGGTGGTGGCCGAGACGGTGCGCGACCCTGCGATCGACGCGGCGATCATCTCGGCCGCCGAGCAGGTCGCGAAGTTCGGGTAGCCCATGAACGTCCGCGCCATCGCGGAGCTGCGAGCCGAGCGGGCGCGGCTCAAGTTCACGCCCGAGGCGTTATGCGGAGAGAACCCCAAACAATTCGCCTTCGTCACCTCGAGGGCGAAGCGTCTGGTAGCCCGCTGCTCGCGGCGCGGCGGCAAGACCACCAGCGTCGACGACCGGATGCTTCTGCTCGCCCAGGAGCCGCCGTTTATCCCGCAGCTCTACTGCACGATGACCCGGCGCAACGCCAAGGACATCGTCTGGAACGACCTGCTGCGGGCCAATTACGAGCACGGGCTGGGGGGTATCCCGAATCATGGCGACCTGATTCTCAAGATGCCGAAGGGCGCGGACATCGTCCTGGCCGGCGCCAACAACGAGCGCGAGATCGCCAAGATCCGTGGCAAGCGGTACAAGGGCGTCAACATCGACGAGGCCCAGAGCATCCCCGAGCGGGTGCTAAAGCCGCTGATCGACGACATCGTTGGCCCCACGCTGCTGGACTACGACGGCTACCTGGCGCTGACCGGCACGCCGGGCCCGGTGCTGGGCGGGACCTTTTACGAGGCTGACCAGGGCACCAAGGCGGGCAAGTGGGAGCGCCATCACTGGACGCTCGTCGACAATGTTTACCTGCCAGTTCGCCGGCAAGGTGCCTCCGTGGAATCCATCCTGGCGAAGATCCGGGAAGAGCACGGGTGGGACGCCTTCAACCCGACGTATCGACGCGAGTACCTGGGCGAATGGGTGCGCGACGATGACGCCCTGGCACTGCACTACGACCCGCTCCGCAATGCCTGCGACTTCGAGGACGCCCCGCGAGCCGGCTGGGTCTACGTCATCGCGTTCGACATTGGGTTCGAGGACGCCGACGCGATCGCGGTGCTCGGCTGGGCGCCTGGCGAGCGGGTGTTGCGGCTGGTCAAGGAGACCGTCGTCCGTCGACAGGGCATCTCGGAGTTGGGCGCGCAGCTGCTGGCACAGGTCGATCGCTACAAGCCGATGAAGATCGTTGGCGACCTGGGCGCCCTCGGGAAGAAGATCGCCGAGGAGCTGCGCCGCCGATGGGGCCTCAACATCGAGCCCGCCGAGAAGACCCGCAAGGCTGAGCACCTGACCCTACTCGACGACGCGCTCCGCACCGGTGCCTTTCTCGCGCCCCCAGTCAGCCAGTTTGCCGAGGACTGCGCGCACATGCAGTGGGATCCGGCAGCGAAGGCCAAGGGCAAGCTTGAGCTGACCGATTCGTACCACTCGGACATTGGCGACGCCGTGCTCTACGGCTACCGTGTGGCGTTCCACTGGGCCGAGCGCAAGCCCGAGCCGCCCAAGACCGAGCTGCAGCGCCTCGACGACTGGGAGCGTGCCGAAGGACGCCGCATCGAGGCCGAGCAGCGACGGGGCTGGCTGGACGACACCGACGACGCGGGGTGGAACACGCCCGACTGAGTTCCTGGACGCCGTGTCCGGTAATTCGCCGCGTCAACCTGGAACGGGCGTGCCGGTTCATGAAGCCAGGCGATACCGTGAAGCTGAAGTCCGGAGGGCCGTCGATGACGGTGATGAACCTGAAGCAACCGGCCGCCGCGAGTCCAGCCTATGCGCAACTGCAGGCCGTGTATGCCGGCGTCGCGCCGTCTGGGCCCGCGTTCGAGCGGCCGGCCCTGTGCGTCTGGTTCGACGGTGCCATGCACCGTGAGTACTTCGAGGAAGCGGCGCTGGTCGTTGAGTAGGTAACAGCCGTGCCTTGGTGTGCTCAAGACGGCTGAACTGACCGAGATGCTGCGCGCGATGCGGGCTGAAGGCGTCGCGCGCTTCTCGCTTCACCCCGACGGCACACCAAACGAGGTGGTGCTGGGCCCGCTCCCAGCGACCATGCCGCCGATGGCCGGCAAGCAGGCCGAGAGCGACGAAGATCTGCTGTTCGCGCACGAGGGCAGCCAGTGACCCGCGAGCCGAGCACGCTCCCGCGCAGCCACGTGTCGGGCAGCAGCAATCCCGACGTCGTAAAGGTGTCGGCGCGCTGGTGGAAGGCCCCCGACGACGACGACCTGGCGAAAAGCGCGGTTGCCGCAGCGAAGGCCATCGAGGCAAGCGGCCAGCAGCAGGCCCGCGAGAAGCAGTGGCTGCTGCAGGCGCGGCTCTACGCCAATGCGCCGGTGACGTCGCTCTACAAGATGGGCGTGCGACAGGTGTCGCTCGGGTCGAAGCGCAGCGACGAGGCGCCCAGCAACCGCGTGAACTACAACGTGGTGCAGAGCTGCGTCGACACCGCGTCGGCCAAGATCGCGAAGAACAAGACGCGCGCCCTCTTCCTGACGTCAGGGGGCAATTACGACCAGCAGACACGGGCGAAGGGCCTCACCAAGTATTGCGACGGCTGGGCCGCCAGCGTCGGCCTGTACGAGCTGGGGCAGCAGTGCTTCCAGGACGCGGGTTGGGCGGACGCGGGTATCGCGTACACCTACGAGGACTACGACAGCGGCCAGGTGATGTCCGAGCGGGTGTTGCCGCACGAGCTGCTGATCGACGACACGGACGCGCTGTACGGCACGCCCCGGGTGATGTTCCGACGGCGGCACGTTGCCAAGGACATCTTGCTCGAGCAGCCGTGGGCGAAGGGCGACGGCGAGAAGGCGAAGGGCATCCGCGCGCGCATCAACCAGGCGAACCCGGCCGATCCGCTGATGCTGAACGGCACGGCGACCGACCTGATCACGGTGTACGAGGGCTGGCACCTGCGCAGCGGCAAGAGCGCCACCGACGGGCTGCACGTCATCGTCTGCGACGGCGGGCTGTTGTTCAAAGAGGCGTGGGACTTCGATTGGTTCCCCTTCGATCTCTTCAAGTGGGGGACGCGGCCGACCGGCGTGTGGGGCCAGGCGATGGCCGAGCAGCTGATCGGCATCCAGATCGAGATCGGCCGCCTGCTGCGCACTATTCAGCGGTGCCAGCACCTGTGCAGCGTGCCGCGCATCCTGGTGGAGCTCGGGTCGGAGATCGTCGAGCAGCACCTATCGAACGAGGTGGGCGCGATCATCAAGTACCGCGGCACCAAGCCAGAACTGTGGGTCGCCGCTGGCGTGCCGCCCGACCTGTTCGTGCAGCTCGATGCGCTGGTGAAGAAGGCGTACGAGCTGACCGGCATCTCCCAGATGTCCGCCAACAGCAAGAAGCCGGAAGGCCTCGACGCTGCGGTGGCGCTGCGCGAGATGCACGACATCGAGAGCGAGCGATTCGTGATCATCGCCCAGCGTTTCGAGAAGTTCTACCTGTCGATCATGGAGAAGATGATCGCGCTGTCCCGCCGCATGTACGCCAACAACGTCAAGCTGCGGGTCAAGGCGCCAGGCACCAAGCTGATCGAGTCGATCGACTTCGAGAGCGTCGACATGGAAGAGGACAAGTACATCCTGCGTGACTACCCGACGTCCATCCTGCCGACGATGCCCAGCGCAAAGCTGCAGACGGTGCAGGAGCTGTACGGCTCGCAATTGCTCAGCGACCAGACGCCCGCCGCGGTGTGGGCGCGCAGCCTGCTCGACTTCCCGGACCTCGAAAGCTACCTGTCGATCGAGCAAGCCGGGCTGAACGACGTGCAGCGACTGATCTCGGGCATCACCGAGCACGGCGAGTACGACCCGCCCGACGAGTACATCAGCCGCGAGATGGCGATCACCCTCGGCCACAACGCCCTGCTGAAGGCGCGCGCGGACAAGTTGCCCGAAGCGCGCATCGAATTGCTGCGGCGGTTCATCCAGGAAGCGATGGACCTGCCCACGCCGGGCGGCCCGCAAGCGCAGGGGCCGATGGTGCCTCCCGTCCTGCCAGGTGCGCCGCCGATGCCTCCTGGCGCCGGACCGATCCCGCCCGGGGGCGTACCGACGACGCCCGGGCCGATGATTCCCGCGGTCCCGTCGGCCGTGTCGGCGATCCCGGCCGCGGCTTGAGAAACGCTCGTGCCGTTGCATGGCACTCACGATCAGCACCGCGTCGAAGAACCTCGGGCTCAACGCGCAGCTCGATGTTCTGAATAGCGGCTTTCTGCGTATCTACTCAGGCACGCGCCCGGCCACGCCCGATACGGCGCTGTCGGGCAACACGCTGCTGGCCGAGCTGACATTCGGGGCGACCGCGTTCGCGGCTGCAACGGGCGGGACGAAGACGGCTAACGCGATCGGAAGCGACACCAGCGCCGACGCGACCGGCACGGCGACGTTCTTTCGAGCCTTCAAGAGTGACGGCACGACCGCCGTCGTCGACGGAACGGTGGGGACTTCGGGAACCGACGCGATCATCAACTCGACGTCCATCGTCTCGGCGACGACCGTCGCTTGCACGAGCATGGTGATCACAGCGGGCGGGTAACAATGGACGGCACGGCGAGCTATCGGCTGGCGTGGCTGAGGTCGCGAGTCGCAAATACCGACGCGGATATCGCTGACTTCTGCGGCCTCACGCCTGCTCGCTTCGCCCTGCTTCTGGCGAGCGTCGCGACGGCGACCCCTGCCGAGACGACGCTGATTACTGGCGCCATCGAAATCGCGACGCCGCCTGGGCCTGAGATACCCCCCCGCGTGCTGCCGCCCAAGCCGTCTGCGCCAATGGGCGCGACGCAGGGGCGGTAGTGGCGGCGACCGTAGCAGGCAGCGGGTCGACCGACGGGACCGGCAGCGCGAACACCATCGCGACGACGGTCACCGGCGTCAACGTCGGCGACTACCTCCACGTCTTCTGCACATGGGACGACGGATCCAACAACCTCACGCTGACGTGCGCCGACACGGGGGGCAGCACGTATTCCGCGATGCAGGATACGATCGGCACCACGCAACGGTGCTGTCAGTTCGGGGCGACCGGCGCCGTGGCGTCGACGTCCGGTGGCAGCGTCACCGTAACCGTGTCGATATTCGACACTCCCGGCACTACGCCCACCTCGACCGGAACGCGCGGCATCGCGGTCGACATCATTCGCGGTTCATCTGGGTGGCAGAGCGGCGCCGGGGCGCACAAGGGTCAGCAGCAGAACGGCCCTGGAACCGGGACGGATGCAATCACCACGCCGTCCGCGACGCCTTCAGCTAACCCTGGCGTCGCCGTCTCAATTTGCAGCAGCTCGAACTCCGTCGTGGGCAATGCTGGCACCGGATGGACCGACCAGGCCAACGCGTGGGCGGCGACCAAGCCCGCCAACCTTGAGAACAAGGCATTCTCGTCCGGGAGCGCGCTCGCTGCGACGTATACGGCGGATTCGGGTGGGGGCGGCGCGAACTATCGGACATTGATCGCGCTCTACACGGAGTCGTCCGGCAGCGGAAACACTCTCGACGTCGCTGCCACGGTGTCGGTTGCTACGTGCGCTGCCACGCTGGCCAGCACCGACAATCTTTCTGTCGCGGCAACCGTCCCTGCTGCAACGATGGCGGCGGCGCTCATATCGCCAGACTACGTCATCACGGTAGCCGCGACCGTTCCGGAGCCGACGTGCTCGGCGTCGCTGGCCAGCGCGGACAACCTGGCCGTTGCAGCTACGATTCCGGTCGCTACCTCGGCCATCGCGCTAGGCAGCACCGACGTCCTGGCCGTCGCGGGGTCCGTTCCGGTGGCAGCGATGGCCGCCAACATGACGGCGGGCACGAACAACGTCGCGGTCGATGCGGTCGTCCCGGTTTCGACGTGCGCCGCAACGCTGGCCAGCGCGGACGCCTTTGGTGTCGTCGCGACCGTCCCTGGGCCGACCATGACCGCAGCTTTGGCGGCTGACCTGGTCATGGTTGTCGCAGCGATATCGCCCGCCCCGACGATGGTAACGGTCTTGACGATTCCGACGGAAACGCCCGTGGTCGCTTCGCCCTGGGCGAAGCTGATGAAGCCCCGCTATGCACGCTGGGCTCGCCGTCGCGACGGCATCACCTAGAAACGTCCGTGCCGCTGCATGGAGCGAATCTCGCAACTAGAACCGATAGGCGCCGAAGGCACCGTGCTCACGTCGAACGGCGCCGGTCGAGCGGCTGTCTGGATGGGCCCGGCGTACCTCGGCAACTGCGGAATGCGCACGTACGTCCCCGGCAGCGCGGGCGGGACGCTGCTGAACATGATGAGCAAGTCGGTTCATCAGGTGGCAGACGACGTGGCGGCGGTGCAGTTCGCGATCCCGAACTGGCAAGGGACAAGCGAGGCGGGCCCCGGGGCCGCATCTACGGTCACCGCTACCGTGGAATTCGAGACGGGCCGCCGGTGGCGGCTTACCCTCGCGGGGGCAACGTCCATGTCAATTCCAGACGGCGGCATGATCTGGACCGATCCGCTTCCCTGGGTTATCCCGCGCGGGCAACGCTTCAACGTCTACTTGTATCGAACGAACGCCGTCGGGTGTGTGTACACGCCGAACGTGCAGGACCACGGCCTGGGGGAGCTGATCGAGTACAACGTTGGCGTCGACAAGACGGCATCCGGCACGATCGATCCAACGCAGACTGCGCCATGGGCTGGCCCGTGTGGAATCCGGGGCCTGATGACCCGCCCGAGCGTCTGCTTAATGGGCGACTCGATCGTGACAGGCGAGACCGACACCAGCGATGGCAGCGGCGGGCTGTCGTACGCGCGCGTCCTTCAGAACGCTGGCATCGCATGGCAAAACCTCGGAATCGGCGGCACTGGAGCGAACGGCTTCCTGTCCGGCGGTCACACTCATCGGGTGGCCCTGGCGTCATTGTGCTCGCACCTGATCCAGGAGTACGGGACCAACGACCTGGCTCTTGGCGATACGCAGATGCGCGCCGATCTGAACTCGATAAACGCGCTCATGCCAGCCGCGCAGAAGAAGTTCCTGACAACGATTACGCCACGGACAACCGGCAGTTGGGCCGACTTGGCCGGCCAGGTGGCCATCGCTCAGCAGGGCGTCATCGACAGCAACAACGCATGGCGCCTGACGGTGCCGACCGGGTTCACGGGCTGTTTCGACGTGGCCAACGTCCTGAAGTACCCGGGCACCAGTAAGTGGAAGTTTCCCGGGTACACCGCGGACGGTTTGCACCCGAGCGCGACCGCGTACGCAGCGATCGTGAGCAGCGGGATCATCACGCCGTCGAGCTTCTTCCCGTCGTCATAGGGAGCCCGGAATAGGAACACCCGTGCCGGTGCATGAGCACCGAAGCGAGTACCTCCGCGGCCGCAGCGAGCGCGCCAATCCCCAGCAGCATCCCGAATTCATCGGCGCCTGTCGCCGTCCCGGCTCCCGCTGCGCCCGCCGTGGCGCCCGCGCCGGCTGAGCCCGTAGCGCCCACCGCCGCAACCCCTCCCGCCCCCGATCTGTCCCGAGGCTTCGCGTCGCTGGCGGCCGAAGAGCGACGGGTCCGCACCGAGCGCGAACGGACCAAGGCCGAAGCGCAGCAACTCGCCACGTTCACGCAGCAGCTGCACGCCGCGCGCGCCAACCCGCGCGAGGCCATGAAGCTCCTGGGCTTCACCGAGGACCAGGTGCTGGAAGCGCTGGCCGGCGGAACCCCCGCCGTGCCCGCCGTCGACGATCGTGTTGCTCGCATCGAGCAGACGCTGGCCGAGCGCGACCGCCAGGCCCAGGAAGCGTCCACGCGCGCCCAGGTCGCCGAGCAGGAGCGCCAGGCAGACGCGGTGATCGCGAGCTTCCGGAACGACGTCACCGCCAAGATCAAGGCGGCCGGCGAAAAGTACGGCCTGATCCAACTGCACGGCGCGGAGAGCGAAGTCACCGCGCGCATTGAGAAGCACCTGATCGAGAAGGGCGAGTTACGGCCGTTCGAGGCTGTAGCCGACGAACTCGAACAGGAATACGAGGCCAAAGCGAGAAAGGCCCTCGAACTACCCAAGCTGAAGATCGTCCCTCAGAGCGAGAACCCCCGGTCCCAGAGCGAGCAGCGGACCAGCACCACGACCACGCTCACCAACCGCGGCACCACGGCGCCGGCTGCGAATTCGCTGCCCCCGTTGCCGCTCGACCCAGACGCGCGCACGGCGGAACTCCTCCGTCGCCGCGGCCTGGCGTCCTGACCGGAGGGATGACCCATGGCTTTCGATCTCACGACTCTCGCTGACGACCTGAAGAACCGGTTCACGCCGGACTTCATCGAGTCGATGGTGTACCCGCGCAAGCCCCTGTTCGCTGCGCTCAAGAAAATGAAGGAGATGACGGGCGACAAGTGGTTGCAGCCCGTTGTTTTCGACGACCTGCAGGCGACGTCCGCGGACTTTATCACCGCGCAGACGCAGTCCGCAGCGGCCGGCCCCGGCCTCGATCGCTTCGAGGTCACGCGCATCAAGAAGTACAGCTTCGCGCGCGTCGACAACGAAACCATCCTGGCGACCAAGGGGGACCAGGGCGCGTTCTTCCAGGCCCTGACCAAGGCCATCGACCAGAGCATGTCCGCGCAGGGTCGCCGGCTGAACTGGGAGCTGTACAAGGAGGGCTGGGGCGACATCGGCCAGGTGGCGAACTCCACCTTCGCCGGCACCACCCTGAACCTGACCAACCAGAACGACGTGGTTCGGTTCTCGAAGGGCCAGACCCTGGTGGTATCGACCTCGCAGAACGCCGCCGTTCTGAAGGCGGGCACCTGGACCGTCGCTGGCGTCAACCGAGCCGCGGGTACCGTCCTGCTGACCGGCACCCTCGCCGCAGGCATCGCGACCGTCGCGCAGAACGACTGGATCTTTCTCCAGGGCGACCGGGAAGATTCGGCCACCCCCACGCGTCGGTGCCTCGCTGGCCTCGAAGCGTACGTGCCGGCCACCGCGCCGAGCTCCACCGCCTTCTTCGCCGTGGATCGGACGCAGGACTCCCGCCTGGGCGGCCTGCGCTACGACGGAACCGGACAGCCCATCGAAGAGGCGTTGATTGACGCCGCTGCGCTGGCTGGTCGCGAAGGCGCGCAGCTCGACTTCGGCGTGCTGAACCCGATCACCTACGGACAGCTGATCAAGAGCCTCGGCTCGAAGGTTCAGTACGTCCGCATGGACCAGGGGAGCAACGAGGCCAAGGTGGGCTTCGAAGGGATCCGGCTGTACACCCCGGCCGGTCAGGTCGACTTCTTCCAGGACCAGGACTGCCCGAGCAATCGCGCCTGGATGCTGCAGCTGAACACCTGGATGTTCGGCTCCATGGGTGACGTCCCCCGCGTCATCAACACTGACGGGCTGGAAGTGCTCCGCGGCTCCAACTACGACGGCGTCGAACTGCGCGTTGGCTACTACGGCAACGTCATCGGCAAGGCGCCGGGCTGGAACATCAACGTCCAAATCTAAGCGGCTGCGGCGCGGGCCGGCTGAGCATCGCCGGCCCCGCTGCGGTCTCTCAGGAGACACCACCCAATGGCAAATCGAAATTTTGCTCCGCTCTCCGGCTCCGTCAAGCGCGGCGTCGTGAAGCTGGTCGGACGCTTCAAGACGACCACCAGCGGCACCTTGTCGACGACTGCTGCTGACTTCTCGTCCGCGAAGCAGGCCGGCTTCACGCTGGCCAAGACCGCCGCCAAGACTGGCCGCTACACCGTCTCGCTGCAGGACAAGTACATGGCCCTGCTGGCGTTGAACGCGGTGCCCAGTGGCGCCGCCGACGCTGCCTATGCGATCGCCAAGGGGACGCACTCGTTTCCACGCAACGTCGCGGTGGTCGGTTCGTCGTCTGCCAACGGGTCGCTGGACATCCAGTTCGCGCGCTCCGACACCATGGCCGATGCCGAGGTCGAGGACGGCGCGACCATCTACATCGAGCTCACGCTCGACAACTCGTCGGTGTAACCGATGGACGCCGCCAAGCAAAAGCTGGCGAACGCTCTCCTGCGAACGCCGCGGGTGAAAGACCTGGACAAGGATCCAGATCGGACGCCCGCGGAAAAGCCGGAGATGGTCGGCCTGCAAGATGCGATGCGAAAGCTCGGCAAGGCGCTCAACGAGGAAGACTCGCCGCGCGCTGCCGAGGCGTTCCGCGACGCCTACAAAATCTGCAACGGCTACAGCACCGACGAAGGGGAGTGATCCGGGGTGGCGACCACGCTCCTCCAGCTCCGCAACCGGGTCCGCGACCGCGCCGATCTGGTTGCGGACAACTTCGTCCTCGACGCGACGCTGACCCAGTGGATCAACGACAGCGCGCAAGAGCTGTACGATCTGCTCTTGCAGTCGGGGCAGGACTGGTTCGTCACCAGCGCGCCGATCACGGTCACGTCGCCCGCGGTGAGTTTCCCGGTGCCCACCGGCGCGGTGCGCTTCCACGGCCTCGACCGGGACATCGGCGGTGGAAAGTACGAGAGCATCAAGCGAGGTGTCTTCCGTGAGCGCTTCTCGTACACCGAGCGCCGCTACGTCGCGACGAAGGCCACGGTGTTCATCTTCCCGGGGACCAGCGCGCCGGGCACCTATGTCCAGTGGTACACCCCGGCCTTCTCGCCGCTGGTGGCCGACATCGACACCTTCGACGGCATCGACGGGTGGGAGGAATACATCGTTGTCGACGCCGCGCTGAAGTGCCGCGTGAAGGGAGAGGAGGACACCAGCGATCTCCTGGGCGCCAAGATGGCTTTGCGCGCGCGGATTCAGACGATGGCCGCGACCCGCGACGCCTCGGAGCCGTCCCGCGTCGTGGACGTCCACGCGGACGACGAATTCAACAACGACATGTGGTGACGCCGTGTCGGAATTCTGGCAGTCCCAGGGCAACCGCAACACCGACGCCGCCCAGCAGCAGATCCAGGTACTACAGGCGGCGCTCGAGGGCCCGCTCCCTCTGCGGACGCTGTCCGTTGCGCAGTCGGCCGTCGTGGACGCGAACGCCAGGTGCGTGCGCTACGTGGGCAGCACGGCATCCGACGTCCTGACACTGCCCACGGCGAACGCCCTGGGTGCTGGCGTGGGCCAGGCGATCGTGCTGGTCAACACGTCCGCCGTGGCGATCTCTGTCGTCCCCAGCGGCGCGGACACCCTTAACGGCGTGACGACGGCGTACAACCTCGCGGCGCGATCGCAGGTGCTGTTCGTGGCCGACGCGCAGGGCGCCTGGTGGGCCATGCCCGTGCCGGACCTGACGGGCAGGCTGCTTCGCTCGACGGTGCTGACCGGCACCAGCCTGACGGTGTTCCCTGGCACCAAGAGCTACCGACT